ACGCCAGAAAAACTAGATGATAGAGGACCTGGATATGTTTCAATCAGCGGTTCTACTACCGACGTAGTTGGTGCAGCTGATGACTATATGAACTTTCATGGTGCCGCACAAGCAAACTGTGATACAGGGGCAACAGTTACGGCTGGAGACGCTGTTTCAGTATCAGCAACTACAGGCACAATAAAAGTAGGACAAGCCGTATTATTAGTGTTAGATGCTGATCACGAACAAACTGGTCTTACTATAGATACAGAAACTCCAATTCCAATATACGATGGACCTAATAAACAAGGTGTGTTTGTTACTGGTATTGCGGCAAATGGAGATCCTATACTGGACACTACAATTTCGCCAGCGGTAAATCAACACTTAATATTCTTAGGTCCTGAGCAGGGTGCTGGTGGTTTAACAGCTCACAGTCAAATCTTCCCACAAGGATTAACTATTTATGGTAGATGGACAGCGTTTACTCCGTCTGCAGCTGGTGTAATTTGTTATTTCGGTAAATAATGTTAGGATTAGGTGCTAAAATAGGAGCGATTAAACAGCACGTGTTTGACCCAAGAACGCTAACTAGTGTTGAGATTCAATTATGGCTTAGAAATGGGGTTGGAGTTGAAGAGGATAAATGGGAAGATTCTTCTGGAAAAGGTAATAATGCAACGCAAGCAGAAGAAGCAAAGCAAGCTACAGTGAGTGGAGGCGGTTTAGATTTTAATGCTAGTGCGGAAGACGCATATACTTTTACAGGAATAACATGTGCAGCTCAAGAAGGTTTTACAATTTTCATGGTTGTAGAGCCAGACGCTGTTTCTAACGCAACTTTACTCGGTATAGGTGATACAACTGAATTTTTAGAAATTCATACACAAAAGAAATTAAGAATTAGAATAGATCTTGACACCGATATTATTACGTTTGTTTCTAATCAATTTTTAGCTGATCAAAAGTATTTGATAACTGTACAAAGAGAAGCTGGAGCAACTGGCAATATTAATGTGTATAAAAATGGTGTTTTATTAACACCAACTGCTCAAGAAGCTAATGCGGGCGCTATAATATTTAACACTTTAGGAGATGGAGGCGGTAGAAGATTTTATGATGGACATATGTACGAAGTACTGATGTTTGATGGGGGTGACATGTCTGCCACTCAATTGACGCGAACACATAACTACTTAATGCAAAAACATGGTTTATAAATAGAATAAACTAAATATTAATTTAAATTAAATAAAATGGCAAAAAATACAACAAAAAAAATTAAAGAACTTAAAGGTATTAAACCTGAAAAAATAACTGATGAGCAGTTAAAAAAAGTTCAAGATATAGTTAACATTATCAATAGAGGACAAATAGAAATTGGTTCTATAGAAATTCAAAAACACGAGATAATGCATAAAATGGCATTAAAAAGAGACGAATTAACTTTATTGCAAGCTGAATTTGAAAAAGAATATGGCACTATTGATATTAATATCCAAAGCGGAGTAATAAATTATCCAGAAAATGGCGAAGTTAATAAGGAAGATTAGTGTAGGCAAAGACTACAAAAACGACGCTATGCACTATGCTGTTGGACAAGAAGTTTATGGTGGCCATACTATTTGTGATATTATAGAAGAAGATGATAAATATTCTGTATATATTAGAAAAGACAAAGATGTATTGCCTTGGAAGGACTTTAATAAAAATATGGCAGTATCTGTAGAATATAATCTCGAATACTAATGAAAAGCGTATACAACTTTGTTGTAACGCCAAAAGGAAAAAGATATAATAATAAGAAAAAAGTTGGTGATTCAGAGTTAATACTTAACACTGAAATCTTTAATCACCAATATATAAATAGAGAAGCTATTATTATATCAACTCCAATTGTTGGTGATACAGATATAAAAGCTGGTGACACAGTTTTAATACACCACAACGTATTTCGTAGATGGTATAATCAACATGGTATTGAAAAAAATAGTAGAAGTTATTTCAATGAATCTACATATTTTATAAACCAAGATCAAATCTTTTTATATAAAAGAGATGACAAATGGATAGCTCCAAAAGGTTATTGTTTTATAAAACCTTTAAAAGCTACAGATCAATTTAACGTTGACGCAGAAAAACCTTTAATTGGTATTGTTAAATATTCAGATGGTACAGTGAGGGTTGATGATTTAGTTGGTTTTAAACCAAGCAGCGAATATGAATTTGTTGTTGATGGTGAAAGACTATATCGAGTTTTATCTAATTTTATTACAATTAAATATGAATACCAAGGAAACGAAGAAGAATATAATCCAAGCTGGGCAAAAAGCAGTTGAAGAACTAATTAAAGTAGCTAAGGAACCAATAGTTGATTCAGATGATGATATTTCAGCAGATAGATTAAAAAATGCCGCTGCTACTAAAAAACTAGCTATATTCGATGCATTTGAAATACTCAGTAGAATACAAGAAGAAGAGAATCTTTTAGAAGGTAAAGAATCTAAGGAGAAAAAAGAAAGAGTATTTAAAGGATTTGCTGAAGGAAGATCTAAATGATGTACGAACAAACTTTATATAAAATAATCAAACCTATTAAGAAAACGACCATAAGTCGTCTTAATAAAGGTAAAAAATGGAAATATGGATACAATAAAGAACATGATATCGTCGTTGTCTCAAAAACTGGAAAAATTGGGGAAATTTATGAAATCCAAGGTTTGCGAATTGGCTTGCCGCTGGAACCAGTGCGAGTGCAGTTGCGGAAAGAGAACAAATGGATAAAACAAGAATATCCTAAAGAGTTACAAAGAATTAAAAATATATTCGATTGGAGAAATTATCCAGACGAATCTAAAGAACAATGGTTTGATTATATAGACGAAGAATTCAAAAGAAGAGATGAGGGTTTTTGGTTTTACAATAATGGAAAACCAACCTATATAACAGGTACGCATTATATGTATCTACAATGGAGCAAGATAGATGTTGGGGCTCCAGATTTTAGAGAAGCAAATAGATTGTTCTTTTTATTCTGGGAAGCTTGTAAAGCCGATAAAAGATGTTATGGAATGTGTTATCTTAAAAATAGACGTTCTGGATTTTCTTTTATGAGTAGCGCTGAAACAGTTAATTTAGCCACTCTTGCGAGTGATAGTAGATACGGTATACTTTCTAAAACTGGTGCAGATGCGAAAAAAATGTTTACAGATAAAGTCGTTCCTATATCGATTAATTATCCTTTCTTTTTTAAACCTATCCAAGATGGTATGGATCGCCCAAAGTCCGAATTGGCTTACAGAGTTCCTGCTAGTAAGTTTACGAGAAAGAAAATTACGGCGAACGAAAAACTCGAAGATATACAAGGATTAGACACAACTATAGATTGGAAGAATACAGGGGATAATAGTTATGATGGTGAAAAACTAAATCTATTAGTACACGATGAAAGTGGTAAATGGGAGAGGCCTGACAACATATTAAACAACTGGAGAGTTACAAAAACGTGTTTAAGATTAGGTAGTAGAGTTGTTGGTAAGTGTATGATGGGTTCAACTTCAAATGCACTAGATAAAGGTGGAGAAAATTTTAAAAAATTATACAATGCTTCTGATGTCACTAAAAGAAATAGAAACGGTCAAACAAAATCTGGTTTATACTCTTTGTTTATCCCAATGGAATGGAACTACGAAGGATTTATTGACGAGTATGGAATTCCAGTCTTTACTACTCCTGACGCAGATGTGCTTGCCCCAGACGGTGAACTAATAGATATAGGTGTAATAGATAGTTGGCAAAACGAAGTAGATGGTTTAAAAGGAGATTCAGATGCTTTAAACGAATTTTATCGTCAATTTCCAAGAACCACAGAACATGCCTTTAGAGACGAGGCAATTGGGAGTATTTTTAACTTAGTTAAAATATACGAACAAATAGATTATAACGAAGAAATGACCAGAACTCTTGGTGTAACAGTTGGTAATTTTCAATGGGTAAACGGAGTAAAAGATACTAGTGTTATATTTTATCCAGATTCAAAAGGAAGATTTAAAGTAAGTTGGGTTCCACCTCAACAATTACAAAATAGAGTAATAATTAAAAATGGTATTAAATACCCTGGTAATGAACACATGGGAGCGTTTGGTTGTGATTCTTACGATATATCGGGAACCGTAGATGGACAAGGTTCTAAAGGAGCATTACACGGTTTAACTAAATTTAGTATGGAAGACGCTCCTGCAAATAGTTTCTTTTTGGAATACTTGTCAAGACCACCTACTGCAGAAATATTCTTTGAAGATGTATTAATGGCATTAGTGTTTTACGGTATGCCAATGTTAGCAGAGAATAATAAACCTCGACTTCTTTATTATTTAAGAAGAAGAGGATATAGAGGTTTCTCTATGAATAGACCGGATAAAGTATGGAATAAATTATCCATAGCAGAAAAAGAAGTTGGAGGTATACCTAATTCCTCTGAAGATATCAAACAAGCA